CGTGCTCCTAAGGATAGAATATCCTTAAGACCATTGAGTTCCAAGTTTCTTAGCTTCTCCAAATCTCCTTGCAATTGTTGGGTCGCAAGGCCTAACACTCGTAAGTGAGGTAAAGAGAGAGCGATCGCATAAGGATTAGCCGGTGGTCTACAAACCTGAGCGAGTTCCGCCATAGTCTTGACCGCAAGCATAGATGCTTGGGCAAGCCTATCGGAACCGCTCGTGATGGCTGTAGTGAGTTTGAATATCTGAACCTCTATCACCGCATCCGTGAATGCTTGCACTCACGTTTTCGGTGAAGCGACACAAGAGGACTGGGCAAATGTGCTTGCGATTTCTCGTATTGACACATTTCCTCCATAACCCTCTGTATCGTTGAGGTAATGATATAATCTAACTCATCTGAAAATATCCGTGGTTCTGAGGTCTCTTGACCGCCGGCCCCACTGGAGTCTCTTCAGTAAACTGCAAATATCATCACCACTCGGGATACCGGAAGAAGAGCATGTAGATCATCCTTTCCTATAGGCATTGTGAAGTTCAAGCGCTAATCCGTGAGGATTAGACTTGTTTTCCATAATACCTAATAGGGGATACGGAGAGATTTCTTGACCTTTGGTGAATCATCTCTTGGCCATTTCAAACGTATCTTTCGATATGTGAGATTTAGCTTCAGAACATGAAACTCCAAGGATCTTGAGATTCTCTTTGTATTGGATTGCTACGACTCTGTCTAACAGTACTATATCATCACCTAGGATTCGGTATCTGTTGTACCAAGTTGGGAAACCAACCTGGGAAGCAGAATACTGAACTAATAGATGGTGACATAGAGTAAACATGGCCCAAGAGCTATAAGCTCCCATAGGTTGACCCACCTCGTAAGAGATGAAGTCGCCTGTAGGAGTCTGTAGTTTCTGAGTCATTATTACTTTCCAAGCGTCCGCCTTCTCTTGGCCAATAAGCAGTGCTAATATTTTCACCTGTAGAGATACAGGGAATCTATCAGTGGCTGCCGAAAGGTCCAGAGAGTAGTAGGAAGAAGTAGGGATTTTAAGAATTTCCTTTACACCGTCTTGGTTAAAGGTTAAATCGGTTTTGAGCGTTCCTAAAAGGTCAAATAAGGCCTTATGGAGCGGTATCAAACACGATTGTGACCAATAATCAAAGATAGCTATTGGACGATTCTTAAGCTCTTTATCTCTGATTACTCGTATACACCTAGGTGAATATGAGACATCAGAGTGATAAGCTTCAGCTGCAGGTTTAATAAGATCAATGTACTCCCGGAGGTTGTTACCTCCTAAGGTGTATAGTGATTCTTTAAGCTCATCACTTAAGACAATTATGTCTGACAGTGATGTTGCTAAAGCCTGCCCTGATGGTCCTTTCTTTGTAGATAAATGCGGCTCCG